GGGTGGGGGCGGTTGGGGGTGGGCGATCAGCCGAGGCCGCCTGGTGCGAGGCCTCGCACGTGGCCACCCTTAACCGCGATGGCCCTTAGCACGATGCGCTCGGGATCGTGACGGATAGTCGCGGCAACGGCCTCGGCCACGCTTAGGCGCGGTGACCACTCGGTGCAGGCTAGGCGTCCCCCGTCGAGCAATAGATCCGGGTAGGTGTGATAGGTAGCAGCGGCCATGGTGTGATCTGTTGGATCTGTACTGTGCAATCCTAGCAGCACGCCGAACGGATCGCGACGCGCAACGCCCCAGGTTTCGGATTTCTTCCGGTTCCGGTTCGGCGTGTTTCGAAATCGCCCGAATCGCAGGCCGCGACAGGTGAGACGCTAGCGGTGCAGTCTCAACCGTGCGACGGATGGGACCTGGCGAACTGTGGGGGGCAGTTTGCAAGATCGCCACATCTGCTGTATTGTGCTAGGTAAGCAGCACCTAGGCCCGACCCGTGGCCATGCTGCGCTCGCCATGCTCCGCCCCATCCCCACACTGCACGGCACCGCGCTAGCGGTGTCCGCACTGTTAATCGCAACGGCCGCACTCGCATTTGACGCGGGCCGCAACACGTGCCCATCCCATCCCGCACAATCCGCCCACCTCACCCGCGCCGCACGATGATCACCCGGAAGAAATACCTTGCCGCTATCGGTGAGGTCGGCCCCGATGCCGAAGCTCTGCTGCATCACGCCTTCTATATCCAGTTCGCCACACCTGCACTTGTCTCACGGGTACGCGGGCAGTTCGGCCCCGAAGAACTGCTGGTATCCCGTGACCCCCACCTAAACGACATACCGCTAGCGCGTTGGGATGACCTAGCCCGATCGTCCTATCCCTTTATGCCCCACCACCTGATCAGCGACGCCGGGGCCTTCTACTCCCTTTCGTTTGGGGTCTGCCTCCTGAAGGCCATCGCCCGCGACGTTCAAACCTCCCTACGTTCCCTCGCATCCTGACCCGTGCCAAACCTTTCCCCAGAACTTCGACGCCGCATCGCCGCCCTCGACGGATGCCAGGGGCGCTGGATTCTCGACAATCGAGCCACTGACGGCGACTACAGTTACGCTCTCCGCTCGCTAGGCGAAAGCTTCGCTAGCCCGGATGGCCGCTATGTCAGCGCTGACACCGCCGAAGACGCGGCCCGCTTGTGCGCGTCTCTCCACTGGCGCGGCCCCGTGCTGCTTTGGCATTCAAGCTATTTGGACGATGACTGCAGCTGGCCTGGCGGTTACAGCGCCCCAAGCATCTACCGATCCAACGCCCGCGTCTTCCGTGACGATCACCGTAAGGCGCTAGCGGCAGGCGCTGACGGCGACGGCCCAGGCCTGAGCCTAGACGTCCGCTACGTGACGGACGACATGCTCGAAGAACTGCAGGCGCTGGAAAGCTACCCGCTGCTATCGGAAGACGATCACTCCGAACTAGAAAGCGACCTGCAGGCCGAAGCCTGGGACGACTGGGCCGAAAGCGACTGGGCTAAGGCCGTCGCTAAGGCGTTAAATCAGTACGCTCCGGACGATGCGGACCGGTACTGGGCCGAAGAACGTCTGGAAGACGTGTCAGCGGACAAGCTGCAGGAGCTTTTTTACGCCTGCGCCGATCGCTCCAATACGTACTGGCAGGAAGAACAAGGGGATCAGTGGATCGACCTCGACCGGGTAGCGTCAGCGATCGACCTAGACGACCTGCGCGACCTAACCGGCCTGCCGCTGCTGGATCCGTCCCAAGCATGGCGCCGGGAATCCTACCCGTGGCCGGACGGGTCAACGGATCCGCTTGTGGCGGCGTTGGCACAATGACCCGATCCACCGATAAGGAGCGCGCCAGTCGCGAGGCCGAAGCGCTGGCGCTTTTAAGCTCCGGCGCCGGGTCAGCCTATGCGGCCCAAGTGCTAGCGGAACGGCACGGCGTCAGCCTGCGGCAAGGGCGCCGCTACGTTGCGGCCGCATCGTTTGAGCTATGCGACGCGGCAACACCGGCAGAACTTGACCGGCAGGCAATGGTCAGCCTGCACCGGCTCGACCTAGTCGCGGGCCGTGCCATGCAGGCAGAGGATCACGCGTTGGCCGTGTCAGCGACTAAGGCCCACTGCGCCGCATTGGCCCAGTTCCGGCGTGCGATCACCGCGCCAGCCGTTAGGTTCCGGCTTCCGTCACAAGCTGGCGCCGACCTACCGTTCTGACCGATCACGCCCCAGCGCCTAGGCGCCCCGCTATGGGGCGCTTTTTTGTGTCCTAGTTACGTCCGCGCCGCCCCGGAAGTCGGCACCGTCAGCCCCGTCTAGACGCCCCAGCAAGGGGCCCCAGTTCTGGAGTGGCTTCTACCCGTTGCGCCCCGCTTAGGTGGCCCTTGCTGGCGATCCTAGACGGCCTAGGCCCACGCTACCGGTAGCGTCCCATCCCAGGGCCGGACACCAGGCGCCCCAGTGCTAGGCCGTGTGGCCTGTAGGCCTGCCGGTGTCCAGGGCCTATGTCGCCCCACGCCTACAGGTAGGCCCGCCCAGCCCTAGAGGACCCGTAAAAGCCCCAGAACCAAGGCTATGAATGGCTTTTTCGAGGCTATGAATGGCTTTTCAGGCAGCCATGAATGGGTTTTTGTCGAGGGCTTTAGCCCGAGGCTTGCGTTGCTGCCATGAATGGACTATTGTGCAAGACAAGAGGACAAGCCCAACCGTTAGGCCCCTCTCCCCAGTCAAATGGCCAACCACACCGCTATCCGCCAGCTGATCGAGTCTGCCGGCAGCCATTTCGTTTCTGTGCACTTCGTCAAGCAGGACGGCAGCCTGCGCCAGCTCACCTTTAACCCCAAGCATGTGGGAGAGGTGAAGGGCACCGGTCATGCCCTGAAGGATCCAGCCGCTATCGACAACATCGTGCGGTGTATGGACATTGCCAAGGGCTGGCGGTCGTTCGACTGCCGCCGCGTGTGCAAGCTCACGGTGAATGGCGAAACCGTCGAGTTCACCCTGGAGATCGACAGTTAGTTCCAACCATTGAATGGGTTTTTGTGCGGGGGCGTCAGCTCCCGCGCTTGTCTTCGACGGTGATGTTCAGGGTGGGGGCTTGATTGGCGGCCTCCTCCACGCTGCCCTCGCCCATTGCACGTCCCAGGCTGTCAAGAAGTTGTGCGACCACCTGGAAGTTGCCGCGCTTGAGTGCTTTCTTGATGGTGTGCATACGCATGTTGTTGACTTGATTCAGGAATTCCGCCCGTTCACCAGCGAAGTCTTCCCGCATCAACAGTTTGGCAGCAGCAATATACTTCTCCGCCTGGCGGTAGCTGACACTGTATTTAGTGGATAGCTGGCAGGCGTTTTCACGGTATGCTCCACCCTGCAACATCAACATGTAGGCAGCGTTTACACGCTCCTGCATTTGAGTTTCTGTGATTGGACGCCCTTTTGAGAAACGGTTTTCAGCACGAGTGAATGGGGAAGGTAGACCCTTCGGCTTCTCGGGCTTCACACCACCGTCAATCGGTTCGATGTCGTCGCTGTCTTGAATGTCGTTGAAGTCGGCCACAGGCTAACTACCAATAAGCTGAACGCAGTGTAGGGCTATTCCAGTCCTGAATGGCCGTTAGCGACTGGCGCAATAGCTTCCGGTCCGGTACCAGCCCAGTGGGCATGTTCCAGCTCGTTGAATGATTTCCGGGCTTTTTGTCGAGGGCGTAGCCCGAGACGGCACACAGTAGGAACCACTGCTGTACCAGCCAAGGGGGCAATAACCGACCTTAATCACTGGTGTCTGCAGGCCTACTACAGTAGAAAGGAGTAAAGTCAGCATGAATGGGGCTGCATGGACTCGGTGTAGATCCGTACGCGTTCCAGGTAGGCGTCTTCCGCATGTACCAGCTCGTCTTGGGTGAGGGTGTAGACGTCTGGGTCGCCACACCTGCGGGCTAGTACAACTGCACCACTCTGGGGACGGAGGCTGGTGAGGTGCTGGAGTCCCAGTGAGTACGCTCCGAGCTGGTGGACGTATGAATGGCCTGCGTTCATGTAGGGCATTTTGTTGGTGGTGCTGGTCTTCCAGTCGCAGATGCAGATGCCTGAATGACCCTTGAGGGATACCAGGGCGTCGCATGTTCCAGCGAAGCCGGCTGGGTGGTGGATGCTGAATTCGCTGGCGAAAATTTCGGTGACGTTCTCGACGATCCAGTCGGAGAGGCCACGGGCGTAACCGGAGGCGCTCCAGCCCACGTGGGGGAGGTGTTCGTGGACCTTCTTCAGGGCCCACTGGGTGATCGGGGTGGGGATGCGTGCCAAGCCCTGGCTGTCCCACTTGATCGAGTTGCGCTTGTTAGCCGTGGAACGTGCCAGTTGTTGGGCTGTTTTGAGGAGGTATTCGGCCTGGTTGTGGGCGAGGTTGCCTCTCCGGGCTGCTACATCCCGCTGTTGAGTGGCTTCGACTTCACCGAGGCGTGCGACCCAGCGTTCCAGTCCTGATTTATCGCTGGTTTCCTTCAGGATGTGTGTAACACTACTGTAGACGTTGCCTTTGGCGTCGCGGTAGACCCGGAATGGGCCCGAATTGTCTTGTACCAGCTTCCACTTTCTGAGGTTGGCGAGGGTGTCTTGTGTGTTAGCTGGCATTTAGATACTCTTTCCCATAACTACAATACCCTGAAAAATTCCTTGTGGAGCACTCGACCCGCGCCTATGTAGGCAGCCTGAGCTTCGGCTTTGGTGGCAAAGGTTCCAAGGTAAAAGTGCGTACCGTCGGCACCTATCTGGGCAATCCATTTCCCATCTGTTTTGCGTTGCGTACAACCAGACGAAGGAATGTTCCTGTTGTTTTCCGCAATTGTGGCAGGGCGGAGGTTCCACATCCTGTTGTTCAGTCCGTTTCCGTCGATGTGATCCAGGTACATCGGCGGTTGCTCTCCGGTGCAAAAAGCCCAGACAAGGCGATGCGCCCTAAATAGCTGCTTGTCAAAGCGGATCAGTCTGTACCCGTGACTGCAGCACCCTGCTACAGAGCCCAACAGAGTGTTTTTACTGGCTTTTACGCGCCAGTGCAGATTTCCTGTGAGCGGGTTATAGGAAAAAACTTCGCACACCCGCTCGATTGGAACGGGGTTCACATAACCTTCAGCCATCGCCTGGTAACGCAGGTGGTCGGGGGCAGGGTGTTGGAAGCACCGCTGCCCCTTAACTTTAGCCGTTAACCGCTATAAGTCAACCTGCTTTGAAGGGGTTGGCTCCTGTTAAAAGCCTCGAAATGTCGAAACCACTGGACTTGGCTTCGATCCAGGCTGCATCAATGTGCTCCTGGGCGCCCTTCTTACGGGGCACTGGACGCAGGGTGTACTCCGTCAGGAGGCCCGAGCCCTTCTTGCTGAGGTTGAAGTCCCAGGCAAGCAGGTCCTCGTAGTCGTCCATTTGGCTGATCTGGTCCAGCTCTTTGATGATCGACTTTTGGGTCAGGCTCATCACCTGGACCGCGCCAGCGTCGAAGTTGTAGACCGGGGCGGCAACGAAGAACTTGATGTCCACGGTGCCAGGGCCGCCACGTCCTTCACGCGGCTCGAAGTCGCCCATCTCGGTGGCGATGTCCTCAGGGGTGGGCTCGTACTCGAAACGGAACGGCTTCGACTGGCCCTCGCTGTTGGCGCCCCAGACCTCGTAGCCCTCAAGGGGCTGGTCGGACAGGAGCGCGAAACGGACAGAACCACCGTCGGTCAGCTTGCTGACCTGGAGGTAACCGCCGCCGGTTGAACCGCTGTTGACGGATGCAGAGGCTTTCTTGGAAAGGAATCCCATGGTCGGTTTGTAGGGGTGTGGTCGGGCTGTGGTGCCCAACGTGTGACACAGTAGCACCGGGTTGACCCGGCGTCTACCCTACGAAAACGGCCCCAGCGAAAACCGCCGAGGCCGTGGTTCAAACATTCCTGTAGGAGTCTAACACTGTGTCAAGAGAGTCTCAAGAGTTGCTGGCCTTTGTGCGCCAGTTGCCGGTGGGCATGGCGTACACACCCATTTACGCCAAGGGCTGCAAGCTTGTTTCCGGAACAGTCAGCAAGGGCAAGACACCCCTGGAACGGGCGCACCACGCAGACCTGACCCCGGCTGACGTTGCACTTCAGATCGAGCGGCGGCACGACGTTTTCCGGGCTGTTGGTGTTTTTACTGGCCCTCGAAGCAACGGTCTGGTGATCCTGGACGTGGATCGCAACCTCGCCAAGCTCAAAAGCAAGTGGGGTGAGTCGCTGGAAGGGGCCCCGATGGTCACCAGCACCAAGGCCAACGCGGCTAAGTACCTATTTCGGGTGCCCGAGGAGCTGTGGCCCGAGGTCAAAGGTTTTGGACTTTCGGATACTGGGGCCGGCTATGAGGTCCTGTGGGGGCGCCAGGGGCTTCTGTACGGGGCTTACCCGGGGTCTAGCGATGGGAAGGGCCCGGAGGGGTTCTATGGCTTTGTAGGCGATCTGGAGGCCATCCCAGAAGCTCCAGCGTGGTTGCTGGCCGAGATGAAGGACCACGCCGGTAAGGAGGTGGCCGATGGCGGCTTCATCAAGAACCGGAAGGCCCTTGACTTCTCAGATCGGGACCCGGACGAGGTGGCCGAGATCATTCAGTCGGCACTGCGGGTGATTCCAGGGCAAGGCGGCGGGAGCCGGGACCACTGGGTCAAGGTGGGCATGGCGATCCACTCGGAACTGCCCACTGAAATTGGCCTGACGCTCTGGTCGGCGTGGTCCTCGGATGACCCGGAATACGCCGAGGAATGGACCGACGGCAACCCCTGCGAAGAGGTCTGGAAGAGCTTCAAGAAAGGGCCCGTGAGCCTAGGGACGCTGTTCTGGATGGCGGACCAACAGATGCCCGGACGGCTTTGGCTGCCCGAAGACCTGCGGAAGGTGGTTACGGAGGCTGAACAGGATCGTGTGCAACGGTTCCGCAGCACTGGTCTTTCGCACGAGGAAATTGTCAAGCGAGCCACGGCAGCTATGGCGCTGCCCAATCCTTCGGAGGTGCAGCACAAGCTCCACGAAATTGGACTGGAAGCTGGTTACCGGGACTCGTCCGCTGTCGTACGGCTACTGATTGCGGACCAGGAGTATCGCCGTGGCTCACACGGGGGCAGTCTTCAGGAAATTTTTGCAACGGAGGAGACACCTATCGAATACCTGATCCCCGATCTGCTTCCTAAACCAGGCACCGTTCTGATTCACGGGCGTGGTGGTTGCGGCAAAACCATGGCCGTGATGACGCTCGCCAAACACATTGCACGCGGACTTCCCTTTTCCGTGCGTGGTGCTGAAGTGCCAGTTGAAAAGGGGAAAGTGCTTTGGCTGAACGGCGACCAAAACAGCCGACGGATGCGTAAACAGTTCCAGGACCTGGAATTTACCGCTGATGATCCGGTTGTAGTACAGAACAAGGTGTCGATGCTCTGGTACCCCTGGTTTATCCAGCAGATCGAAGAGCACCGTCCTTCGCTGGTGGTGTGGGACTCCGTGACGGCCTGTATGCGGGGATGTGCCTACGACCAAAACAAAGCCGAGTACGCCGAGCCGATCTACTGGTACAGCGCGGAAAACGGCGAGAGCTTCCCGGCAACCACCATCGTCTTCATCCACCACGCTGCTAAAAGCGGCGACTTCAGAGGCACCTCTGCGCTCCAGGACGCCGTGGATGAGTCTTGGGCTATCAACCGCCCGGAGAAGTCCGATCTGGAGCGTGTGGGGGCTTCTGCGCGGCTCATCACCATCGGTAAGAGCCGGGAAGGTAACGAGGGCAAGCAACTGGTGTTGCGCCAGCGGGAAGACCTGACCTTCTCGCTCCAAGACCTTCCGGCTATGGATGGCGTCGACTCCGCCAGTCCTGCGTCGATCATCGACCGGGTGCTCCAGCGCCTCCGGACCAAAGGCGTGCCCATGACCAAAACGGAACTGAACGCTGATCCACTGCTGGGTGGAAGCGTCAGCGCCATCTCGAAGTCCCTCCAGCGTTTGGTGGATCGAGGATTGGTATCGGTTGAAGGGGAACGTTCCAGTAAGCGGTATTTAGCAGTACTCGCGCACAGGGGGGGTGGAGGGACAACCTGTCCCAAAGAAGAAAAATCCAGTACTGGAGCGGGATCTGAAGAAAACGGTTGTCCCATTTTGTCCCAAGTTGTCCCAAGTTGTCCCAAACCAGAGCCTGGGGAGGGCATCGAGACACCAAAAGGACAGGTTGGGACAAAACGGGACAAAACAGGACAACCCAAAACAGCAGATCCCTTGTGCAGCAATGGATCTGACAGTTTGGGACACGAAGACATCTCTATCTTCACGCGTGAGAACCAGCGCACGTCCTCCGAGATCCACCAGCTGAAGGAGGCGGCATCCAAGGCGTGGGAGTAGTAAGATTGTGCGGTTAGTACACACTTGTATGAACCGCATCACTCTTTCGTGCAACGACGTGACCGCGAACGAACTGGAGTGGCTATCCCAACGCACCATGCGTAAGCCGTCCAATCTGTTCGCGGTCCTTCTTAGTCAGGAAGTTCAGCGTCACTTGGACGCCATGCCCGAAGCTGAACGGGCCAAGGTCTACGAAGAACTCACTGGTGTCCGAGTTGTTTCCTTGTTGTGAAGGTCGGTACAGGAGGGCAACCGATGCCACACGCGCCTAACTTTTTTCTATGGCTGCTTCGCCTAATGGGGCCATTTATCTGGAGAGATCCGGTGTCTACAACCAAGTCCAAGCCGAAGCCGCCGAGACGCCCCACGCTGGCTGTCATCATTGGCGCCGTGCCCGATGACGTCTTTGCCGTCATCCGCATGAGCTGGTTCCGTCAAGGCCGACCTGTTGAGGTTGAAGAGTTTCAAATCCTTGAGTGCGACGAGGCCTACGACATGTTCCACGGCACTGTCGGTCAGGCCCTGCGCCAAGGCGCCGACGTGTCCGTCATGACCACCTACTCCCCCGAATCCCTTGGAATCCCTGAATCCAACTGAACTGTGCGAGCGGTTGGTAGCCGCCTATCAGTGCTGTTCAACCTGTGGCGACCAGTACGGCACATACCGTGCTGGCGCCGCCACCACCTGCTGGAACGACACCTGTGACGTCTGCAAGGCACAAGGCAGCGTGACAGCTGCCCGTAATTACGGTTACCTGTACAAGGGTATCCATTACTTAAAAACTTTTAGCCAATGAGCTATTACGTCAAGATCCCAGACAAGGACTACTACCTCGCCCTCGCCAATCGGCCCCAGGCACGCGGTACTGTCAGTCAGTACAGAGGTGTCACCCGGGGTAATTACAAAAATCCTTACCGGGCCCAGTTCTCGTACCAGGGCAGGCGGTACTACCTCGGCAACTACGCGACCGAGTTGGATGCCGCCAAGGCGTACAACCGTGCTGCGTTGGCCGTCATCGGACCACATGCCGTACTTAACGATCTGTCACACTCCGATGAACTGCACTGACTGCGGCAAATTCGAGGCCTACATCATCGAATCCAGGCTGCGTATGGATGGACGGCGGTATCGCCGGTATTCCTGTGAGGCCTGCGGTAATCGCTGGAGCACCTACCAGGCCGTCGAACCTGAGGTCAAGGCGGTTGCGCCACGAAAATTGGCGTACCGCCCCTTGGCCTTGAGGCGATCGCTCACCAACTGGGAGGCCGCCGAAATCCTGATGTCCCAAGGCCTATCCCTCCGTGAACTGGCCGACAAGTACCAGATTTCGCGTCAGGCTGTTCAAGGCATTCGGGCGGGAAAGACCTACCGCGAGGTCTATCGCGTCCTGAATCCGCACTGATCCAGCAGGCGGGTGTGAACTTTTACAACTGGCCTACTGGACCACAGCCAGGAGGTGTGTAACACTACAGGTGTGGGGGCGAGAGCTTCCGCACCTTTCCTTTATTCAGGGCAATGGTCACCCAAATCAACCTACCAAGCGAAAAAGTCAGCTCCTGGTACTTCTCGGTCCACTGGGCCAAGCTCGCACTGGAGAACAACATCGAACGCAACACCGCCTATGGCTGGCCCACTGAGTACGACCAGCAACACGTTGATCGGCTCCAGGAACTCGAAACCTTCCTGAAGGCTGCCGATACCGCCTGGTTTGACGAAATTGCCTCAACCTGCCTTCATGCTGTGGGAATTGGTCATGAATCCTGATGTACTCGACATTTACAACCTTACTTTTGGTCCTGATGGCCGTTGCGACGTGGAAGCTGTCGTTGAAGATGCTGTTCTGGTACGCTCTCAAACCCTCGAAGACCCGCCCGAGTGGGGTCCTGCTCTGTGCCGAGGCACCTTCTACCTTTGTGAAGACGACGTAATCCCTGCGACCGATGCCGGAGTCAAACGAATGCTTAGCGAACGCATCGACGACTGGGAAGTGGTGGATCTCTCGGATTGGGCAGACGACTGCTAAGGCCCTTCGCAACGAGGACTCTTACGACGACTGGTCCTACGGGACCGAGCCCATCCCATGCGATACGAGCTGGGTACAGCCCCACACGCTGAACCAGCTCTTCATCCACCTCGTGGACACTTTCGTCAGCAGCGAAAGCATCAACCACGAACTGCTGGCACGCATTGCGATCCAGGAGATGCTCAAACTGCCCCAGGCAACCCTGCTGCAACTTCAGGACCAGTACAAAGCCGGCACCCCTTAGGTACTACACTATCAACGCTTTATCCAGCACTATGCTCACCATCTTCTCTGACACACAAGTCCGTACACTGTCGGACAGTATCAGCACCATCCACAAGCACCTGGCCGAGATCGAGTCCGTGCTTGCTGCCTCCCAGACCGTCAACTTTGAAGGCGCCAGCGCCGCCAAAACTGCTCCAGTTGCCAAGAAGGCTAAGTCTCAGGTCAAGACTCATGCGTCTCGCCGTGGGAGGGGTCGTCGGGCACTGACTGCAAAACAGGTGCTGGAGATCAAGCGGCGTTTGGCTGCTGGTGATGGTGCGACGGCGATCAGCCGCGACTTCAAGGTCCATCTCACCACGATCAACTGCATCAAGACCGGCAAAACCTGGAAGCATGTCGCGCTCCAGCAGCCCGCCGCTGTGACCGTCCACGCATGATCCTCTGTGATACAGAGATCCGGGCCCTCTGTGAGGAGGGCCTTGTGGATCCCTACGACCCAACACTGGTCAATCCGGCCAGTCTCGATGTGCGTCTCGGTGAGAACCTTCTCGTTGAGGTGGAACACGACTCACTCATGCAGCCCTTCTCGATCAAGGGCTACACCGAAGACCAGCCTTTTCTGCTGCCGCCTAAGGAGTTCATCCTGGCCGAAACCGTCGAAACCTTTTTCCTTCCGTCGTTTCTGGCCGGCCAGTTTGCACTCAAAAGTTCCAGGGCTCGCTCTGGTATTGAGCACCTGATGGCTGGTTATTGCGATCCAGGTTGGCAAGGATCCAAGCTCACACTGGAACTGCAGAACGCCAGGGCCATTCACCCGGTTGCGTTGTGGCCCGGTATGCGTATCGGACAACTTGTGTTTCACGTCATGTCTGCCAGGCCGGCAGAGGATTACTCCATCGTCGGACACTACAACTTTGACCAAAAAGTTACCGCCGCAAAACTATGAGCCAGCACGATTTCATTGACGCACTCGTCAACCACCCCAGGCACTACACCAAAGGCAAAGTCGAGGTCATCGACTTTATCGAGGACTGCGTAAAGCAAGCCCCAGACGCTGTTGTCGGTGGGCTCCAGTGGCAAGTCATCAAATACATGAGTCGCTTGTGGCTAAAAGACAGCCCGAAAATTGACGCGAACAAAGCCCGCTGGTACTTAAACCGTTTGATCGACAAACTGGAAGAATCTGATGGACAACTTTAAGTTCGAGCTGATCCGGGCTAACAAAGCCCAGGAAATTATGTACTGCATGAACACCAAGTTCCAGGCAGCTACAGCGCAGGGATTGGTGGATGCTTTTGTGGACTTTGCGTCGGGTTGCGGTTACCAAAAAGAAGACCTAAAAGAAGCCTTTGAAGTACACATCGAAGAAGACCTGCTTTACACAATCAAGGAGCACCCGTTAAATGACTAACCCCATCACCCCACCGCCGGAGCTGGTGCAGCAGTGGGCCGACGAGGTCTACTGCGGCCCTGGTTTTTCCAAAATCAGTTCAGATGATTTGTATCTCACCGTTCGCGCCGCCCAATGGGGCGCCGACCAGGAGCTGGAAGCGTGCTGTGAGCTGATGGATGACTGGGGGCTTGAAGCGTCCGATCTCCACGCCGCCCGCCGCCCCAAGCCGCCGAGTTTGAAGGAGCAGGCGCTTGCTGTGCTGACGCAGTACATGACTGGTGAAACAATCCTCACCAAGGACTCTGTTGACACCATCCGCCGCGCCCTGGAGGCCCTGCCCGACGAGCTATGAAGTGTCCAGATTGTGGTTCCACGGATACACGGGTTATTGATAGTCGTCCGCTTGCTAACGGTGATCGCAGACGCCGGCACAAATGTCTGACCTGCCTGGTTAAGTGGGACAGCCGGTGGAGCGGTAAAGAAGCCAGTGCGTACTGCAACTTTCCGCCTATTGCCAAGACACGTCTGCTCAGTGATGACCAGGCCAGGGACATCATGCTGTCCACCAAAAGCACCCTGGCACTGGCGGAACAGTACGGCGTGTCGCACCAGGCAATCTCGCAGATGCGACTGGGGCAGGTGTACGCCGACGTGTACCAGCAGCTCCAGGCAAAAGGGTTTGAGTTGGCCGCTGAAGGGGTGGACCTCTGCACGGATTGCAAACACTGGATTTCTGGTGGGTGCGGCTTTGGGTTCCCGGATGCCGGCGGCGACTTTGCTACAGATTGTTCGCTTTACGAGGTAACCTGACTTACTAACCTGCTACACTACACAAGTTCGCCCTACCAGAGGCTCACACCATGACAAACGATTTTGCAGCGGTCTCCACGCTGATTGCCGAGTTCCAGCGCAAACTGGAGGTCATCATCAAGCGTGATGGCAGCCGCCACTTGATGGATGCCCACATTCCCCTGGACTTGATGGACGTGCTCGAAAACGAGCTGATGCCTACTCTTGATGCCGCGATTGCCTGTATCGAGTGGGAACCGTCCGATGAGGACCTGTGCCCGGGTGAACCGCCCGTGACTATGCAGGAAATGCACAGTGCTGCCCATGTCCAACACCTGGCGATGCACAACTGATGGCACCCAAGTACCTCTACGGCATCGAGCATCTGCACACGATGTTCAATGCCACCACCGTCGCCTTCGACTGTGAAACCACCGGGCTCCAGCCCGTTTTTGGTGGGCTGCGTCTTCTGCAACTGGCAGCGTTGGATCGGACCCCGGTAGTCATTGACTGCTGGGATCTGAAGGATGAAGACTGGGTTGATCTGGAGGAGTTCTTCTCGGTCAAGCGTTACTGGATCGCCCACAACGCTGTGTTCGACTTGGGTTGGCTGCAGGAGCACGAGCTGTATCCCGAAGGGGACGTGCTCTGCACCATGCTCGCCAGTCGCATCCTGACCAACGGACTGCCCAACCTGAAACACGGTCTGCAGCATGTGGTCAAGCGTTACCTGAAGCTGGACATCTCCAAGGAGGAGCAGAAGAGTGACTGGAGCGGTGACCTAACGCCCAGTCAACTGGAGTACGCCGCCTACGACGTCTACCTGCTGACCCAGTTGGACGGGCCGATAAACCAACGGATGGCTGTCGGCAACCTGCACAAGGCCTGGTTTCTGGAGTGTGCCGCACTTCCGTCGATGGCCCAGCTGTGGAGGACCGGACTGCCCTTCAACCTGGAATCGCTCCAGGAACTGCACGCCGACCTGGCTAAGGATCACGTCAGGCTTGGGGATGCCTTCATCGAAACACTCGATAAAGCATTGCCCGCATCCAAGAAACTGCCCCGTGACCCGGACGGTAGCTTCAACCTGCGCTCCAAGGCCGAAGGTAGCGTCCGGGCTGGCACTAAGAAAGAAGCCGGCTTCAACCTCAACAGTCCCAAGCAACTGTTGGATATCTTCACAACTCTGCTGGATCGGCAACCGGTCAACAGTGAAGGAAAGCCCAGTGCCAGTCGATCTGCGCTACGGGAGTACGCCGCAGATCACCCGGTTGTTGCCGAGTATCTCGCCTGGAAACGGGTGGAGAAGCGGCGGCAAATGGTCGAGGCGCTGATAAAGCACTTTGACTCCAGTGGCTTCATCAAGGCCAGCTACATGCAACTTGGGGCGGACACCGGGCGTATGTCCTGCATCGGTCCGAATCTTCAACAAATCCCCCGGGATCCACGCTTCCGGGCCTGTGTCAAAGCTCCAGCCGGATGGAAACTGGTAGTGGCGGATTACGCCCAGATGGAGCTGCGACTGGCCGCCAACGAAGCTCAGGATGAGCTGATGATCCAGGCGTTCCAGGAGGGGTTGGATCTGCACACTGTTACTGCGATGCAAATTTATGGCGTCACTGAAGATGAAGTCACGAAAGACATGCGCCAGGTTAGTAAATCTGCGAACTTCGGTTTGCTGTATGGATCGGGAGCCCGAGGACTCCGCAACTATGCAGCAGGAATGGGGATACAAATGGATCTTCTTGAGGCTGGAGAAATCCGCGCCAAGTTCCATGCGTCTTATAAGGGAATCTGCCGGTGGCAACGCGAAAATGCTGCACAAGCTAATCGCCCTAGTAACGATGCCGCGATCAGGATTCGTGAGTCCGGGCTGCGGCGGTTTCTACCGGGTGAGTACAACTCACTGACCGTCAGATGCAACACCCCAATTCAGGGGGCTGGTGCTGCTGTACTTAAACGTACGCTTGGTAAATTGTGGCCCTTGCTTAAAGCTGATGGGGAAGAAGTGGTCCGCCTCGCGGGTGTCGTTCATGACGAAGTTATTCTTCTTGTGCGCGAAGAACATGCGGATGTTTGGTGCCAACAACTCGCAGCCGTAATGCAAGACGCTGAAGCCGAATGGTTGGGACCTGTTCCACCCCTGGCAGAAGCAAAGGCCGCCGACTCGTGGGTGGACGCCAAATGAACAGGAAAGCTCCAGTCAATTACGTGGCCTTGTTGAGAACGCCTGGGGGCCTGGTGCAGAAGGCCACGTTCTACGCCGACTCAATGACCCAGGCGCACTACACCGTCCGGGAACTATGGCCGGCGCTGCGACTTGTCAGAATCACCAAGGAGGAAGATTGGTAGCAAAGTGAGTCTCATGAGTCGCACCGGCAGGGAAATCGTGTTGGAGCGACTTCATGCGGCGATGCGGAAGGCGACGACTGCCGACCTTCAGCGGGCTGCAATGTTTCTGGAGTGGGCCTGGGACGTTCGTCGCGGGTGCTCCAGGCAGAGGTCTGCTGCTAGGTCGGCTCAAAACCAGGCGTGGAAAAAACGGGTGGACACCGACGTGCGTTGGTAGACGTGCTAGTGTGTAGCAAAAGAGACTTACGCGACGATGCCACTACGTCACGGGCAAAAGTTTTACTGCCAACTGCTGCTGGATCGCCACCGTTACATGCTGGTGGACGAGATGGCTAAGCAACAAGGCAAACGGACCACAGCTCTGTTGCGTGAGATGGTCTACTCGGTACTGGAAAAAGCCGTACCAATGTCGGAATACAGGGCTGCGGAAGCAGCAGATCATGCCGCGTGGGCTGACTCGGTGAAGCGGCGGGTCCAAGGACGCCAACGCCCAAAACAAGATGACTCAGGTGCAGGACAAGACTCATAAGACTCAGTTGCAATCGTTTACAAGTCTGACCCAGGCAGGCTTGGTGGGCTAACCTTGCACAGTAGTTCGGAAATTCCGATGACTCGCTATCTGGTTGTGGCTGATGGGCAGTACGTCACTGCCCTTTACGGTCCCAAGGGTTCTGGTATTGGCTTGACTGTCGAGAAGGATGACGCTGGAACCTGGGTTACCTACGAACGGGCCGTCGAAGCGGCGCGGGTTGTTGCTCAATCTCTTGGTGGTTTTGTCACTGTTCACAGCGTCGATGAACAGGACTACCCCCGCAGTTGGTGTAAAGCCGGCTGATGGCTACTGCCGGTAACTACTTTGAACTGGTAGTCTGGTTGCCCGGTAGCGGGCCGCTATGCCAGTTGTTCCAGGCAGACACACTGGAACTTGCCATCGAAAAGGCCCAAGCCGCCTACCCTAAAAGCCGGGTTCAGGCACCTGAAACCGCACGCACCAAGTCCCCACTGGCACGCTCCAGCACGAGTCAGTCTGTACTGCAACGTATGCGGTACAAACGTGCTCGTAAACGTACGAACATTGTCCTAAAAAGTCCGAAAATGTCCGAATCTGTTCTCCTGGATCAGCAAAGGTACGACGAGTTGGAGGCCCTCTACGTCAAAGACGGCAGGGACAAACGGGACCATCCCATGTACAGCCTGTACACCGGGTTGTACCAGGCCTATTCAGCAGGAGTCGCGGTCGAGGCCGCAGATACTGGAGAGGTTTGACGCTGCCTCACGGATGGCCCACGAGGATTTCGTGCGCTCCATGTGATACAACGTGTTGAGCAGGATTGCTGCCTCGAACAAACCAGTCCAGTCCTTTGCCTCGTAACGCTCGCGCAGCCATCTGTCGCGGGCGTTTTGACTTAGCTGCTGTTCGATGGGCTGGTCAAACGTGTTCATTTCAGACGGGGCGGATTTTCATGTACCAGCCCGACTGGGGGCCATCAACTAGCCACCGCCGCAACCAGTTTCGTCTGGAGTATGCGATGCCCGCACCTCCCTTGTGGTTAACGTAGCCACCGTTTGTGATATCCGCCTCCCCATTTGGGT